GTTTAAGTCCACTAACTCTAAGAATTTTATTAAGTCGTTTATCGCTTCTATTCTTTTAAGAGAATGGATGAGAAAGGAGGGATTCGGGCAATGGTTAAACGAGTGGGGCAGAACCCTGGCCAAATACGGCTCGGCTATTACTAAGTTCGTAGAGAAAGACGGCAAATTGATTCCAGCTATCGTAGCGTGGGATAAACTAATCTGCGACCCAGTTGATTTTGACGGCAATATTAAAATAGAGAAACTTTATTATACTCCGGCTCAAATAAGAAAAATCAAAGCGTATGACCAAGAGCAGGTCAAAGAAGCTATTAAGTGTTTAGAATCAAAAGAGGCAATCGGTGGAGAAACCGTAAGCAATGACATCGGTTACATCGGTGTTTATGAAGTCCACGGAGAATTGCCGCTTTCTTATTTAACGGGCAAAGAAGAAGACGAGGACACTTACCGACAGCAAATGCACGTTTTATTTATTGATGGCGGAACGGCTAAGCAAAGATATAACGATAAACTAGAAACGACCCTGTATTCCGGCAAAGAAGCCAAAGACCCGTATATGATAACCCACCTGATAAAAGAAGACGGGAGAACCTTAGCGATTGGTGCGATTGAGTATCTATTTGACCCGCAGTGGATGGTTAATAATTCCGTTAAGCAGATTAAAGACCAACTAGACCTAGCCTCTAAAATGGTTTTGCAGACATCGGATGAAACCTTTGTCGGCAGGAATATCTTGGATAATATAGAAACCGGCCAAATACTGATTACGGCAGAAAACAAACCACTGACTCAAGTCAACAACCAATCACACGACACTCCTGCTATCACTTCTTTCTTACAGCAGTGGCAAATGCTCGCTAGGGATATAACAGGCACGCCAGAGGCCATTACAGGCGATACAATGCCATCAGGAACGGCTTACAGGCAAGTGGCGGCTTTACAGCAAGAAGCCCATTCGTTATTTGAGCTGATGACTGAAAACAAAGGGCTTTATTTAGAAGCCATAATGAAAGAATATGTTATCCCCTATTTCAAAAAGAAACTTGATACGGCTGAAGAAGTAGCGATGGTATTAGAACCCGAAGAATTAGAGAACCTAGACAATCTTGCTTTACCAGCCAATCTGGAAGAAGAAATAAAACGGCTCGTATTAACTAAGAACGAACCCTTACCCACCATTGAAGAATTGACGGCCAACGTGAAAGCCAGAACCTCTAAACTCGGCTCAACAAGATTCCTAAAACCTTCTAAGAATAAACTAACTTGGAAAGAATACTTTAAGGATTTAGAGGACGACATCGAGATTATTATTACTGGCGAGAATGTCAACAAGGAAGCGACTCTGACTACCCTGACAAATGTTTTCAAGACCATCTTCCAAAATCCAGCCGTATTGAGCGACCCGAATGTAAGTAGAGTATTTAATAAGATATTAGAACTGACGGGAGATATTAGTCCAGTAGAGTTTCAGGCAGTAGTACAACCAGCACCCATTAACGGTGGGCAACAATTGGTCGGAGCTGGTCAATTACAAACATCAAACAAATAACAATGCCATTAACAAAAAACGTATCCGCAAATATGCGAGAATTGGCTAAAGATAATAAGAAGAAAGGCAAAGCGAGAGGGGCAAACGGTAAAGTTAGAAGCCGTAAGCAGATGATTGCCATTGCTCTCAGTGTTACAGGAAAGCAAAAGAAATCGTCAGTGAAAAAAGACTATAACGAAGCGATAAGTAAACTAAACAAAAGATATGTTAAAAAGTAAAACTTTGGCATTATTTCAGGGATTGAATAATGTCGCCAAATTAAAAGGAGTTAAATTCGCTTATGCCGTGGTCAGAAACTTAAATATTCTTCAGCCAGAAATAGAAGCGATACAGAAATCCCTTGAACCGCAAGACGATTTCAATGTCTATGATAAAGAGAGAATGGAATTAGCCAAGAAGTTCTCCAAGAAAGACGAGAAAGGAGAACCCAAGATTGAAAACAATCAGTTTATCTTAGAGGATGTTAAGGGGTTTGAAAAAGAGATAGAACAACTGGCTAAGAAGCATAAACCGGCCCTTGATGCCAGAGAGAAACAGGTTAAGGAGTACAACGAACTATTAAAGGAAGAAACAAAGGTTGAATTGTATAAAGTCAAATTGGCAGATGTTCCGACAGACATTACCACCGAACAATTGGCTGGTATCTACGATATTATTGGTGAAGATGGAAAAATATAAGAGAGGACAAACTGTATATTGTCAAGGGATATGGAAATGTAAAGTGGTAAAGGACTATGGAATATCAATAGATTATATTCCATTAGAGGGCGACAACAAAAAGATACATTCCGCCTTGAAGAATATATTTAAGAAACTTAAAGATAAATAAAATGGAAACTAAAAAAGAACTTGGACGACAAATGAGGTTTACGGAAAACGAATTGGCTATCATACGCAACACCTTTAAGGGAAACACCGAGTTGCTTCTCTTATTGAGAAAAGTGTTCTTGCCCGAATTAGACCCGAAAGCACCGCTTGGACAAATGATTGATTTATGGATGAGTTTGCCTGTCAAAGAAATGTCGGCACAAGAGGCACAGGTTAATATCTTAGCTAGAAATTCGTTGATCATGCACATTGAGCAACAGTTAATGCAGTTATACGCCCTAGCTGAGCAAGAGAATATGACCGTAGATGAGTTATTAGAGAGAAATAAAAAAGATTCAACTAAATAATTAACTGGGGAGAAGTTAACCCCTAAAAACATTCTATGAATATCATAAAAACGGTTGACCAAGAATCCTTAACCTTGGAGGAGAAAGAAGCCCTTGAGCTGGGCGTAAAAACAGAGGCAGACCTATTAGCCGAACATGAAGCAACCCTGACGGCACAAGAAGCCGACAGGGAAGAACGGCTAAGGAAAGCCGAAGAAGTAGCCCAGAATCAGAAGATTCGTGCTGAAAAAGCCGAATCTCAACTCAAGAAGCCGGAGAAAGAGAACATTACTCCTAAAACAGATGACTCTCTATCTCAAACAGACCTAATCGCTGTCTTAAAGGCGGACATTTCGGAGGAAGACATTAGCGAGGTAACAGATTACGCCAAGCTAAAGAAAATCTCCGTAACGGAAGCCCTTAAATCCAGCGTGGTCAAGGCTATCCTTTCAGAGAAGAAAGAAGAAAGAAAAACTGCCGAAGCTACATCAACAGGTGTGACTCGCAGGGGTTCTACCAAGCCCAGTTCTTCACAGCTTATGGAAAATGCCGAAAAGGGCATTATGCCAGAATCTGACGAGGAATTGGATATTTTAGTCCGAGCGAGAAAGGGCGTAAAATAGCTTCTTAGAGGGTTAGCCGGTTCGGTGGTTATCAAGAATAATGCCAGTGGGTGAATGGCTAACTAAATGGCAAATACAATAGCAGATCGTGTCTACCGAGACAAATACCGCAAGGCTTCTCTCGAACAGGTGCTTAGAAATGCCCTTGTTTGCGAGAAAATCTGCGAGGTAGACAGGTCAGATAATAAGAGGATTGAAAATCCTTTTGGTTCGCAACCGACTGCGACAATTCAGGCAATCGCTGGAACATACACATTAGTGGAATATCAGAATACTGATGATGTTCTAACCGTTACCGATGAAGTCGTGGTTGCAGAACACATCTTTGATTTTGAGAGCACTTTGACTCAGTTTAATTTATTTGCGAATAGAACCGACGAGCAGAACTATGCCGTCGCCTACGCAATTGATTACTCTGTTTTGAACCAACTCTGCGAAGATGGAACAGGTACATACGCAACTCCAGCTGGTGGTTTCACAACTGCCGCTAATATCAATGTAATTATGTCAAACCTTATTTCTAAGGTTTCTGGTTACGCTGATACTTATAAGGGGTTGTTCTTAGTGGTCGAAAATACCGATATTGTCGGTTTCGTTCAGGCACAGGCGACCAATGGTTTCTCATTCGCTGATGCGACTCTGAAAAACGGCTGGATGACTAACTATATGGGCGTGGACATCTATGTTGTCCGCTCTGGGACTTTCGTCACTGCCAACATTGGAACAAGAACTGGCGGAACAACCATTTCCAATTCAGGACACAGGGTGTTCGGAGTCAAGAATGTGGCTACCTATGCTTGCCCAAGAGGTATCAGATTCGAAGAGAAAGATGTTACCTTAAAGACTGGCAAAGAAGTCGTAACTTATGGCTATATTGGCTTCAAATTATGGACTCCTAAGGCAGCCCTTATCGTTGACATAACGATTGCCTAAAGCATTGGCCTTCCTTCGGGAGGGCTTTTTGCGGGTATGGTTTTCCCACCGAACTCCGTACTCGCAACAAGCCTTCTCGGGGGAACAAAACAAAATGATTACATGTCCAAAATGCGGAAAAGAGTTGAAGAGTGGTCTTGCGGGTCATCTTAAAACCCACAAACCAGAAAGTACCGAGATACCCTCGGTGGAAACTCCAGTTGAGATGACTGAAGTTAAAGAAGAATCTGCTGCGAAAAAGGCACTTAGAACTTTATTTGATAATTACAAGATAGCGAACCCTATCAAGTATGAGTTAAAGAAAGAGGCTTTTCAAGAACAGTTAGATTCAATGAAATAACCAGGGAATAAGAGCCTGGAAAGGAGATTAGTCGTCTTCTTAAAAATTAACCGATTCCGAGCTAATTCCTCGTAATCAAATAAATGGCACAACCAAATCAATTAGACCCAACAACTTCAAGACTTAATGTCTATGATGGTGCTTTACAGGGTGGAAATACTTACTCGTCAATGCCAATAGCGAATATATTGGCTTATACTAGTTGTACTACTGCTGGAGTGCGTCAGGGAGTCTTGAACGTGGGTATCTATCGTGCTTCAACCGATGTCTTGGCTACCTGGGACGGCTGCAAAGACATTGCGATGAAGATTAACGCCTATAATAGTGCCGTAAATGGTACTAATGGCGGAGTAGAAGGCTTAGAGATTTTAGCAAGAAATACTGGCACTGGAGCGACCCTAAGTTTAATTAAGGGTATGGCTTGTACCGCCGAGAATAAAACCAGTAGTGGTAATCCAACCGCCGTAAGTATGCTTACCGCTGAGTTCTCAATGAAGAATAATGGTATAGTCACGACTTCAAATTATGGAGTTCAAATCATTGACGAATCTCAAGGAACAAATCCTGCGGCAACAGCGATGATGAGATTTACCACTGGTTCGGCTAATCCAGCAACTGGCGCTACGCCTGTTGTAATAAACGTAGCGGCTGCTAATACGGCAGGATTCACTTACCTACTCGATTTCACCGCTGATACAAAGAATACTGCCCTTGTGGGTGGAACGGTGGGAGGAGCAGCTGGAACGATTCTTATCAGAGTAGCTGGAACTGCGTATAAGTTATTATTCTACGCAACAGCCTAGTTCTTAGTAATTTCACTTTCTTGCTCAATCTTGTGACTTGGGCAGGAAAACTGAGATTATTATTAACAAAACTAAAATGGCAACAAAAATCAAGGCGTTAATAATCAAGATTCCTCAACTGGATTCGGCTGAGAATGTAGATGAACAGGCAGAAATAATAGAAGACCAAATTAAAAATAAGATAAATGACGGATACACCTTCTTGGGTTCAGTCGGTGGAGATTATTTCGGGATAATTATACTTAAAAAAGACTAATATGCTTACAGCAAGTCAAATATACGCAAAAATCGATAGGTGTTGTGGCACGACCGCAGCAAGTTATCCCTTAGTTGATAAAGCAGTAGAT